AGTCAAATCCCTTCTCTTGATATTTTTTCAATTCAGCACGGTTCTCATCGCTCAGTGTAACTCGAATCTCATTGAGCTTACTGAGGTTGACTACCATTGATTCTGTTGTGCCGTAGCGTGAAACCCATTTGACTTGCATAGGCGATTTCGGAAGGCTTACCGAACGCAGCCAATACAGAAGATATGTCAGATCGCCTTGAGTTAATTTTTGAATATCAAAGTCGATTGTTGACGAGATTGCATCCATGAGAATGAACGGGTTCTTGACTGTCAGCAGCGCATGTAATTTTTTCATGTGCTGGAAACCAAGTTTGCGGCCTCGCACGCCATCTGTGTCATACAGAATGCATTGGCTAGGAAGATCAAGTGGCGTGAATATATCAGTTACTTGAACTTCGGACATTCGTGCCGGGACAATAACTGAACCATCGTACTCGGCTTTGAGTTTCTCCCAATCACGATTATCTTCCGGCTCGCCGCCGTCAGATTGAACCTGACGGACAACCTTGCGCGGTGTCATGTCGTCATTCGAAATTGGCGTTTCTTTATTTTCAGTCTTGCCTTCCACAATGTGTTGCGGTGCAGTCTTTGGCTTGGCTTCGATATTCACAACAAACGTGTTAAGTCCGAACAGGTCATTTGCCTTTTTGAAATCATCGAATGCGGCTTTCGCACCTTCGTTTGTGATTTGACCGCCTTGAACGCACTTTGTCAGGCGTTCCTTTAAATTTTCAAACGTGAACTTGGGGGTTTCGCCATCAGCAGGCGTAAACTCATCCGCCGTTTTTTGCGGGGTTATTGGTGTAACGTCCATCTATCCACTCCTGATCAGAATACACTGTTCACTTCTCGGAACAGTTTCTGGTATTTATTCAAGTCGCTAAGAAGACCACCAGAGCCTTCATCAGTTGATTTACCGAGTGCAGTGAACTCAATCGTACTTGAATCGACTGAAAATTGCACAGAGGTCTTCACCCGATCCGCGCCTTCATACGAATACTGGTGTTCGGTTACCTCTGACGGCCAGCAACCGTGCAGGGTTCCCTTCATTACCGGAGTGGAAGAATCCGTATGTGAAAAAAGATTGAGAGTGAGGGGATACTTGTATTCACTCGCCGCAGCGTAGTTCCCAAACTCGTCAAGGATAAGCTTCTTCCAAGCGTAGATGTAATGAAGCGCTGAATAATTAACGTCTTCGTACAGCTCTACGTTGGTTCCTGAAATGTCATTGAAGTCAGGAAAGTAAGTCATTGAACCGCCGCCGAAGCGACCTTGCGACGGAATGTGAGGGTGAGTGAGTGTGAATGATTCAGCAACCACCCAACTTTGAGCCATACGCTCAGAGATACCTGAAATTTCAGGGAACTCGACAAGGTAACGCCAAGACGGGGCAGGATCATTCAAAGCTTCGCCGTAATCACGATCAAGCAAACTGCCTGATGGAGTACGCGAACCTGATCTGAAAATATCAGTCAATCCATTCTTGCCGGACTGACCTATGCTTTTAGATACAGAGCTAAGTTGACTGCTCGAAGAAAGGAACGAGGTCCCCAAGTTCCCAATAGCCATGGCTATGCCTCAATTTTAAAAGAACCGGTTTAAACGGCCAACGGTCTCGGCGGAAATTCCCGAGAGAGCATTGATTCCCGTGTACTGCGTAATCAGACGGCCAATCTTACCGGTTGCATCTGCTTGCGTGTACTCGAAATAATCATACTCGAAAGTTGTTGAGAGGCTGACAACATCATTGCCATCCCCTGAAAATTGAATATCTCCGAAGTCGGAGAGCCATGCGTTGCGGAACACAAACTGTCCGCCTGTTTCGCCAGTCACCGAAAGTGGTGTAACGAAAATATCTGTTGTCGTTCGGGCACTTGTTCCGCGATGGGGTGCACCAGCATCGCCCGAAGACGTTTTTGATTGGTACTCAAACCAACCGTTGAACGTTTGATAGATTGGCAATAGTGCGCCTTCTACAAACGTCATTGTTATCGGTTGGCTTTCTTCCCTCGGTCCTCTGAATTTATAAGAGTGCCCAAACAGCTTGTAGCTCATGACAGTTAAAGCTTTGTTCGGAATATTCACTCCCTGACACAAATTGGTCAGGGAGCGAGCACTCAAAATCCCAAGAGCTTCTTCGACAATGCTACGGATTTGTGCAGGCAAATCCATCTGCATAAGGAAATCGCCAGAGCTTAGCGGATCGCCTTCAGAGATAACATCGTCAAGAGTTACCCGTCCCATGAATAATTACTGGAACGGGTGCAACTTGGAGCGGTAGTAGTCATAAGAGAACGAGGCTTGAACAAGCATCGCCTGAGAAGACTGACCATCAAGCTGAATTTCTGGAACATCGGTAGGGAACACGCCGTATACGCTAAGTACGTCAACCGTCTTGCCAGTAATATCCATGACTTGCACTTCAATCGTTTTGGCGTAATCCGATTTGTAACCTTGTGCAGAGCCTGACAGCGTACCTTTTGCGAATTCGGCCCAAGTACGAAGGCGGCGTTGAATGTCCATTGCTGAATTTTCAACAAAGCCAATACTCATTGTACCTGAGAAAGTACGCTTACCAACATAACGAACAGTGTGGCTATGCAGGCCGACTTCCATCTGTTCAATTGTGAAGCCGGGAATAACCGCAGTTTGGCAATTGATTGTCATAGGGCGGCTATCGCCTGCGCCCGGAATGTCACCGAACAACACTTTGAAGTGTTCGGAGTCCATTGCATCCGGTTGCTGGTTTACTTCATCCAAAGTAACGTGGGACATTATTTCAAACTCCTGAAGGATTAAGCAGCGGTGGCGTTAGCTTGCAGCTCTTGGAACGTGATCTGTCGATCAGTAATCGTCGTAACCAGCTTGATTTTTTCAGCCGGGGTAACGAAGTACAGAATAACATCAACGTTCAACTGACCAGCAGCTTCGTGATATTCCTTGTTGTTGAGACCATCCACAACAACTTCGAAATATTTCAAAACACCGGCACGGCGGTAAGATTCAAGCAAGTTTGAAATGCTTTGCTTGATGCGGAAGCGTGTCGTATCGTCGTTTGCCTTAAACACTGAAAAATCAAGACTAGCAACAATCGCTCGTTCGATCTGGTTAAGGTCTAGGCGAACCGGCACAAACGAAAGCGGGCTTTGCTTCCGTTGCATAGTGCGGGCACCCCAGATAACGATACCGCTACCACGTTTTTGAATAATTGGATTGACGTTAGAGGCTTGAAGTTGGCCAATATCCCCGTGATTGTAATCTTCTCGAACTTTCGTAGCGCGAGAAATGGAACCGTTGTCGATACCTGCCGGGGCACCAACGTTGCGGATTTGTGCCTGACGCTCAGCGATGCGAGCACAAACATCACCGGAAGGCGGAAGGTAGCGACCACCCGGCGAATATTGAGAGACTGCGAAGATGTCAGGTGAGTACAGTGCAACCTGCGAACTATTCAGCGACAAGGTGAAGTCTGAATATTCTTTGGCAGCGTCAACAGTCTGATGAGTACGTGGCATGTCTAGAACACCAAAACAGTCACGGCGTGCTACACAAACTTCGTTGATCTTTTTCTGAACAGAGGCGCTTGTGTAACCAGCGTTCATGAAAAGAGTGATCGGGTATTTTTCACGATCTTTGAACTTATCCATTGCGGCCATGATGATCGAGTCGGTAACTGCACTACCTGCAGCACCGTTTTCAAGCCATTGAATGTCACTATGCACGTTCAACAGAGTTTGTGCGGCGTCGTACCATGTTCCCGGCATACGCGGCTTATGCGAGCCGTCGGTCGCGGCATACAATGTATATTCAGGCTGGCGAACTCGAATGTATTGCGACCGGCCACCGCTTTCATTCACGGTATATGAAATATTCGTTTGCTCACCGAAGTCATTGACGTTCTCGTTCAGCGTAACGCGGAAAGTTTCAACCGGCGTATTCGGATCGTCTTTCAGGTACACTTCGAGAGTGAACAGGCCAGACCAATCATCCGGCTCAACAACCGTTTCAACAGTTGCGGTCGGAGGCGTGCCGGTTCCGCCGGTCGTAGCAGTGAGCGCAAAGTCATCACCATAATCACGATGTCTGAAATAAATCGTGTAGGTAACGTTGGTTCCGCTTTCGGGAGTTGCGCCAAGGGCCGTCTTCCAATCCTGCTCACCAATCTTGGTTGAAATATTATAATCATCCAAAGCAGTATCAAGTGCGGTCTTGATTGCATCCATAGTGGTCGCATGATCTGTATCAAACGAAACAGGCCCAACACTGATGCCGTCAACAGAGAACGAAATTGTCTGACCAGTGACAAACGCTTTGCTCAGTTCAATCTTCTTTGTCGTTTGACGACCGTAGTCCATGTTGCGCACGCGGTAGCCAAGGCGGTTTGCCCAGATACCCGGCGAGATAGCATAGACTTCAAACAGAACCGGCTTCAATGAAATTTTACCAGTGCCGCCAGTACCAAATGAGAAAGCAGACAATGCAGGCAGA